ATTCTCAGAAAGAGGGTTCCAAAGTGGCCCTCCTAAAGCTCAGATCGCTAATGAAAACCCAGTTTCGCCAGTAAAAGCTCCCGCCAAACAGGGCTTCTTCTCAGGTATAGGTTCGAAAATCACAGATTTCGGTTCAAAAATGTTTGAGCCATTTAGGAATTCAGGAGGGTCACGCAACCCATCGTTCATACCGTATAAAAATGGAAAGTATATGGAAAACTGGCAGCATTTCACTCCAGCGCAGCTTAGATCAGCAGGAGCTGATTCATTTGCTACAGGAGGTTTAATCCCTGCTGCTGGAGGAGTTGATACGGTTCCCGCAATGCTTTCAGGTGGAGAGTTCGTCATGAACGCTGCTGCCACAAAGAATATCGGAGCGGGTAATTTACAGGCGTTAAACTCTGGGGCTGGAACTGGTGATAACACCGATCTCGTCTCCAAACTTGATGAGTTAATTATCGCAACCGAGACATCTCAATCTACAGGAGATATCAACATAACAATCAATGGATCTAATGGAGGTGAAACCGAAACCCAAGGTCAAAACTCTACCGATCAACAGAAGATGCTGTCTGACAAGATAAAGACTGCTGTTAAGCAAGTACTTGCTGATGAAAAAAGATTAGGAGGACAACTTAGAAGATAATGTTTGGATCAAGATTAAATGACGAAGTAGCTGTAAACATAGCTTCGTACCATATTTCTGGTATTAGCTCTGTAGACTTATCATACTCTAATAGCGCAAATACCGTTAAGCCTCTTGGCTCAAGTAGGGGTTTAACTACTGTTGGCGGGGCTACTGAGCAAAAACTTTCTATCGCTAGGCATCTCATATACAGTGATCCTATTTTACATTATACTGGTTTGGGTGCTATGGATGGTCAAATTGTATACGGGGGAAATGCATATGGCTTTAGTAGTGGGTTCTTAGATTCGTATTCTGTCAATTGTGCGGTAGGATCTGTGCCAAAAGTTAACGCTTCTATTTCTATTTTTGATGAGATGGATTCATCCAATGAGACCATAGAAGACTTAAGTTCTAATGAGTTTACTATCCGCATTCCATCTCAAGGATCAATTAGCGCAACTTGCAAGGGTTCTACTACGGATAGAATTATTGGATTTGATTACGCGATTAAAATGAACAGAAAACCTCATTTTTCAATAGGTAGCAAAACCCCCGTTTCTGTCGAGCTTATCCCTCCAATAGAATATACAGCTCAGGTTCAAATTGAAGTTGATGAAACTATTCCTGATAATTCTTTTTCTTTTTTATCAACCAGAGAAGGTGATACTGTTTCTTTCGATATTGATGGTAGGGATGGGATAAATCTTCAAGCGTTAACGATTCCTAATGCCACAGTGGTAAGTGAATCTATATCAGCTTCTGATAATGGTTCCGCTATTTTAAATATAAATTATATTGGTCATGGGTTCTGAATTATTCTACAATAGAGATCAAAATATTTCGGGTATAGTTGTTGAGTCGGCTTATGAAGATCTTAACCTTACGCCTGTATATGGGTCGAAGGTTTCATTTAAATCTAGGGCTTTTCTATATGAGGTGGACGATTATCAAATTAACATGATGCCCTTCTCAATGAACAGTTTAGAGGCTAAGTATGAAGTTAGGTATGACCTTAATGAAACGAATTCTCGTAAGCTAGCAGCTTTTATTGAAAGCAAAAATGGCACTGAGATGTTTGAAGTTAATATTGACAATAGTGGCATATATAAAAATGTATCTGGAATATCCGATAATTATGCTATCAATCATATAAATAATCAACATTATGAAGTGGCTGTATCTTACAGTATAGATCAAGCTCCCAACTTGTTCAATTGGTCAGGTATGAATTTTGTCAATACAGGTTTTAGAAGCTGGGACACTTCTACAACTTACAATAAGTTTGATGTTATATATACAGGGGTAAATCAGAATAAATTGAATAACTATTATTATTGTACTGGGGATCATGCATCCAACGCCCAAAACTCCCCTACTGGAGAAAACTCTTTTTGGTCGCAAAGATTCTTCTACAAGCCTGATGTTGGATTTCAAAATGATGTGAATTTGAAGAGTGAGCTTCTTGAGTTTAGGAATTCATTCAAGCAGCGAGTGAAGACTAAAGACAACAATGCGTCTTTTGTGATAAATTATGAATTCACAGATATATCTGACAGACAATTAAAATCTATGCTTCATTTCTTAGAAAATAAAGCTGGATATAGAAGATTTAGAGTTGATTTAGAATCTGTATATAATCAGCCAAAAGCTATGTATTGCCCAGAGTGGAACCATACTTGGAAGCATTTCAATTCTCATGATTTATCAGTAACTTTGATTGAGGATGTTTTAGGTGTAATCCCAACAGGAAGTTAATATGTCTAGGAATATTTTAAAAAGTAATAATTCAATTGTGATCGTTGGTCAGAGACCCGCTTTCTCAACTGGAGATAGAACAGGTAGCACCATGAGTGGGGCTTACATGAGTGCCGTACAAGGTGTTTCTGTAGGTTTTTCTCAACAGAGGCAGAAATCAAAACAGCTTGGATCTAATGATTTAATTATTAATGATATTACTAGAATGCCTGATGTAGATCTAGCAATTAATTATTATTATACACCAGCAATGTTAAATGAAAACATGTTGGGTTTAATCAATGATCAAACTGGGACTAGCAAGTCAACTTTTTTCAATGGTTACAGCGGCCAAGATCAAAACTTCTACATAGTAAATAATGGACATCAGTCTGTTGATATGATTGCCAATGAAGTTTCTGCCATAGCGAATCTAGGAAATGAGTCAGAAGTTATTTCAATTGGAAACGCTTTTTTGACAAACTATTCTTTGGCATTTTCAATAGGCGCTCCTCCAGCTGTATCCACATCTTATAAATGTTCAAACATTAGGATGGAAACAGGTTCTTTTGATCAGACTTTAAATCCAGCCATTAATTTACAATCAGGTAACAACACAAATGTTGGCACTGTTAACCTAGAGGATACAAAAGTAAACGGTTTTGGAGATTATACATCAGTTAATAGATTTAAACCGCCACTATGCTCGCCTAGTGATTTAAACATAAGTCTTCAAAATTTGCAGATTGGTGGATCTACTATCAGTGGCGATGCAAGCATCCAGTCTTTTTCGTTCAATATCCCAATCAATAGGGTTGACTTATTTGGTTTGGGGAGTGATTACCCCTATGGAAGAAAAGTTCAATACCCACTAACCTCTTCGATTAATTTAGAATTTTTAGTATCTGGATTAGCGACAGGTGAGATAGCTCAGTTGATAGACGATGAGTCTGAATATAGGTTTGAAGTCGAAGTGGTAGATACTGGTGAGGCATTCAAGAATACGTTTTCATTCTCTAGTCTCAGGCTGGAAAGTTCATCCTACCAAATGAATGTCAATGACAAGATGACTTACTCTTTATCGTTTAGTCATGAGTTGACTAATTAATCATACTCAATCTTAACATTCTTACTTTCGTAAGTTTGTTTCTTCTCCGCTGTATGACGTTGGCCATTTCTCTTGGCGGCATAATCATCGAAGTATTTTTGTTTAACTGGATCTTTCCCTCCAGATTTTTCTGCCCGTCTTTGACTCATCTCCGCTGAGTAATCAAGCATGTCGCCTACAGTACCCTTCTTTCCTCCTGTACTGTCCGTAAACTGTCTTTGACTAAACGGATCAATGTTGGAGTCGATAGAGGCGTTGGGGGCAAAATAGACCCGTTTCCACTCGGTCCCAAAACCATCTACATAAATATGCTCTTCATTCATAGATTGAAAAACGTCTTTATGCTCATTTGTATCAGGATGCTTGTAGGTATATAAGGGCATATTTTATTATAAATAAAAACGGGGGCGTTTCCACCCCCGTTGATTTTAATTGACTTTGATTTTAGTTGGTTTTAATCTTCCTTTTTTAGGTAGGTTCATAGTCAGTAAGCCATTATCCATTTTGCAGGTAATAGCTTCCGTCTCAACCTTCTTGAAAAGTTGAACAGAAAAAGCTTTCTTTCCGTCTTCGGGTTTTGTCTCAATCGTAAGCTTATCTTCGGTAGCTTCGATATCAACATCTTTCTTTGAAAAGCCAGCAAGCTCAACTTTTAACTCGAAAGAGTCTCCTTTGTCTTCAACATAGTTTTGACTTTTAAAACCGTGGTCATTAAATAAGTCGTACAATAATGTATTAATCATACAAACCCTTTAACAGGATCTATGCCAGATCGAAATCCTTGGAAATACGGGACAAAATGACATCAACAGTGTTCTTGTAAGTCAACTTGTCTGCCAACTTTTGTCCCTCTGTGTTAACTTGTCCCACTTTCTTCTCAGCTTGTTCCATCGCCTTGATCACATCATCCTCTTTCCAGTTATAAAGAGTCCCTTGATTAAATGGAGACCCCTTCTTGAAGAAGACGTTATCGTAACAATCGACTTCTCCCGAAGGCTCAACCAAGATACAATTATCTTCAGTAGCCCAATCTTTATGAGATGTGGCATTAAGAACAATGCTCCATTTGCCGAGGCAAGTTGCATTAAAAGAAGGGAGATTCCAGCCTTCTGCTCCAGACAGTCCCGTAAGATCAATATCGATTGCATTTAAAAACTCATTAACTTCAGAATTTTTTTCTAAATGAGGCAAAAAGTTGATATTAGAATATCTCTCTCCACCTAAAACAGAATTGATAGTTTTATCCATATCCTCCTTCTTGTAGAAGGGGTTAGTGACTAAACAAGATAGTTGATACTTTGGATTATTTCCGTACTTCTTTAACCAAGCTTGAATAATTCTAGCAGTATGCTTCCTATGTTCAAACTTACCCATTAAACCAAAATGGGTAGTACCACTTAGGTACTCTTTTTTCGTTTCTTTGAAGTCTTTGTCGAAACCCAATGGGCAGAATACACCACCAAGCAAGTCAGAAGCACAGGAAGAACTAAAGAATGTCTCGTTTTGAGATTTAGAAAGTTTCTTTTCGGTGTCTGTTGGTTGATTGCATTCATAAAAGCTTAACAAATATTGTTTACAATTTTTCCTGTCCTCAGACCCATTTAAATGCCAAATTTTTAAGCTTGGAACATCTTCACCAAGATAATTATACCTATTATTTATGCCGTTTTCAATTTTTTTAACTAAATCTTGATCAGCGTCATAAGCTTTTAGGTCAATATTACCTTTAGGCCAAATAGCAACGTCATGACCCCTATCGAAAAGCTCTCGTATAATGTTAAAAGAAACATTACCGAGGCTTAACGAGTTGATAGGGGCTTCAACTAAGATCCTCATTAAAAGGGAGGCTCATCATCAGATGCTGGACCAGTGGCAGAAGCGACAGGAGCGGAATCAGAAGATTGACTATCGTCTTTCTTGCCAGAATTTAAGAATTGGATATTATTTCCTCTGATGAAATATTTCGATTGAGGTTTACCAGTTTCTTTATTCTCCCAAGTATCCATAGCAAGTTCACCAGAAAACACAAACTCACGACCTTTTGTAAGGTATTTAGATGCGATTTCCGACAGCTTGTCCCAGACTTCAAGATCAATGAAGCACTTGGTTTTAGCGTTGCTTGGGGAGATACCGACACGAAGGCGCGTCACCGACTTCCCGCCATTAAGTTGGCGAGTCTCTGGGTCTTTTACAAGATACCCTACTGATGTAATACTATTATACATAATTTTCTGATTCTTTTTGAAACTTGGATAGATAACGATTATGGATGTTAATCACCCCCTGAATACTCATTCCGAGGGACTTGGCTATCTTCCTCCAAGGTGTAAGCTTATTAGACACTCCATTGTATCTCATGTCAATGATTTTTTTCACCCTTTTGTCTTTTTCTTTATCTAAGAATTTTTGGAAGAAAGAAAAGATCTCATAATTCTCATGAACCTTAAAGCCTCCTTCATATTGTGGCTGCTTTATCATATCGTCAAGAGAGCATTTTTTAAATTTTTTGTTTCTCGTCAAAACGTTTAAACATTTCCATTTAGCTTCATTAGCTAGATATGTTGTAAATTTAGCACCTCTAGATGGGTCATACTTCAATACAGAGCTGTATATTGTAAACTCTTTTTCTTGAAGAATATTATCCCTGTCCTCAATATTCTTGTCGCCAGAAAGAAATCTGTCTACCATGCCGTGGTAAACTCCCGAGTGTCTATTAATTATTTCTACTAAACTGTCATTATCGTTATCGTTTTTGACGTTTTCAATTAATTCTTGATCCGTTTGCATTTTTTAAAAGGATTATCTGTATTTATTCTTTCTTATAATATATTATATTAATAGAATATATTACGTTCCTGTTCCTAAAGGTTTAACTGTAAAGTAAACGAAACCTCGCGGTTTCTGACCGTATAGCGTTATTATATTAAGATTTAAAATACTGTCAATAAAAAAAAATCACAAAATTTTCACTCGACAGGGGATTGAATCCAACTAATAGTGTAACTAACGCTAACATGATTTTCGAAGAACAAATATCGCGGAAGCCTGACCATTATCCTTGGGCAGGAGAGTTTATTGAGGCAATGCACAATGGGTTTTGGACCGATAAAGAATTCAGTTTTACCTCTGATTTACAAGACTTTAATGTGGTATTAAGCGAGCAGGAAAAAGAGATTATTGTTAGGACTCTTTCAGCTATTGGGCAGATCGAAGTTGCTGTTAAGAAATTCTGGAGCAAACTGGGCGACAACCTCCCTCATCCTTCTTTTAGTGATCTTGGGTTTGTTATGGCTAATGTTGAAGTTATTCACAATAACGCTTACGAGCGACTTTTAGAAGTTCTTGGACTGGAAGAAGTTTTTGAAGAGAATCTTAAACTTGACTTCATTGAGGGCCGAGTAAACTACCTTCGGAAGTACACCCACAAATTCTACAAGAACAGTAAGAAGCAGTATGTTTACGCTTTAATCCTATTCACCCTTTTTGTAGAGAATGTGTCGCTGTTTTCTCAATTTTACATCATTAACCACTTTGCTCGCTTTAAGAATGTTCTTAAGGATACCGATCAACAGGTTAAGTATACCCGCAATGAGGAGAACGTTCATGCTTTAGTTGGAATGAAAATTATCAACACCATTCGTGAAGAGCATCCTGAGCTTTTTGACGGGGAGTTGGAAGAGCGCATTCTTGACGAAGCTCAACAAGCTTTTAAAGCTGAGAGCAAAATGATCGATTGGATGGTTAACGGCATTCAAGAGAAGGGTCTTAACGCCCCGATCCTAAAAGAATTCATTAAAAATAGGATCAATGATTCTTTACAAAAAATTGGTTTTAAACAAGCTTTCGATGTTGACAAAAATCTACTGAAAGATACAATCTGGTTTGAAGAGGAGTTGCTTGGCAATAATGCCACCGACTTCTTTTATTCTCGACCAGTCGAGTATTCAAAAAATTCACAGACGTTCAACGTAGACGACTTGTTCTAAATGACTAATTACTATTGGCTAAATGATGACTCAAGATTATTTCTTGAAAGGGGCTATCTGAAAAAAGGTGAAACTCCAGAGCGGAGAATCCGTGATATTGCAGAGACTGCTGAAGTGTATCTTGGTATAGACGGGTTTGCTGACAAGTTTGAGGGTTATATGAAGCAGGGATTTTATTCCTTAGCTTCCCCTGTTTGGTCTAATTTTGGTCGTGATAGAGGTTTACCCATATCTTGTAATGGAGTTTATGTTCCTGACAGAATGGATGGCATTTTAGCTAAACAGTCTGAGGTGGGAATGCAGACTAAGCATGGGTCAGGGACTTCTGCTTACTTTGGTGATCTTCGCGAGCGTGGCGCACCAATTAATTCTGGTGGCGAATCATCTGGAGCAGTCCATTTTATGGAACTTTTTGATAAGGTTGCCGCTGTTGTTTCTCAGGGGAATGTTCGTCGTGGTTCTTTCGCTGCTTATCTCCCTATTGAGCATCCTGATGTAAAAGAGTTTCTTCGCATCAAGAGTGAGGGTAATGCGATTCAAGACATGTCTTTCGCTGTAACCATTACAGATGAATGGATGAAATCAATGATTGGGGGCGACTCTGATAAGCGTCAGATTTGGGCTTTAATCATCAAGAAGAGGTTTGAAACTGGTTATCCATACTTATTCTTCCAAGATACCGCCAACAATAACGCGCCAGAATGTTATCAAGACAAAGACATGAAGATATATGCTTCTAATCTTTGCAATGAGATTAGCTTACCATCTAAAGAAGATGAGTCTTTTGTTTGCTGTTTGTCCTCTCTGAATCTAGTTAGATGGGATGACATTGTAGAGACTGACGCTATTGAGACATTGGTTGCGTTTCTTGATGCAGTGATGGAGGAGTATATCCTAAAAACAAAGCGTATTCCATTCATGGAATCTTCTCATAACTTTGCCAAACGCCACAGAGCTTTAGGTATGGGAGTTCTTGGTTGGCACTCTTACCTACAAAGTAAAATGATTGGGTTTGAAAGTATGGAGGCTAAAATGCAGAATAGTTCCATTTGGAAGACTATCCGTAATCGCGCAGATGAAGCGACAGAAGAATTGTCGCGAGGTTTAGGGGAGCCTATGTATTGTGAGGGGTATGGTCGTCGAAATACTACCACCCTAGCTATCGCTCCAACTACAAGTAGCTCGTTTATCTTGGGTCAGGTTTCTCCATCTATCGAGCCTCTCAATGGTAATTATTTCACCAAAAATCTTGCCAAAGGAAAATTCACCTTCAAAAATCCTTACCTCAAAAAGCTGCTATCTGAAAAAAGTCAGGATAACCAAGAGACTTGGATGAGTATCCTTGAAACTGGCGGCTCCGTCCAACACTTACTCTTCCTTTCGGATGAAGAAAAAGATATCTTCAAGACCTTCGGAGAAATCAGCCAAAAAGAAATCGTTATTCAGGCGGCTCAAAGACAAAAGTATATTGACCAAGGGCAATCTCTGAATATCATGGTAGCTCCAAAAATCCCAGCAAAAGAAGTTAGTGAGCTAATGATTTATGGCTGGGAAAACGGATTGAAGGGGTTTTACTACCAAAGAAGCGCTAATCCTAGTCAAGAATTAGCAAGATCTATGATGGAATGTAAATCTTGTGAAGGTTGATTTCATTTATATCTAAAATAAGTGTAAAGGAAAATACAATGGAGTTGGACTTTTCTAAGAAAATTAAAGAGCTTTTAGCGTTAAGTGAAGCCGCAAAACGTGGTGGACCCAAGAGTGGCGCTCAAACACCAGCTAAACCTTCCGAAAAGAAGAAAGGATCTAGTAAGAATAAGTCTGGCTCTGCGGGTGGAAAAGGTGGATCTATTACTTTTTCAGAAAAAGTCGTCACAGCTTTAAAAAATAAAGTTAAAGAGCATAACGATAAACATTCTAAAAAAGTGACTTTAGGTCAACTCAAGAAAATTTATCGTCGTGGCGCTGGCGCTTTCTCCTCCAGCCACCGCCCCGGAAAGACCAGAGGTCAGTGGGCAATGGCCCGAGTAAATACATTCCTTAAAATGGTTAGGGGAGGTAAGGTTAAAAAGTCTTACCGTGCTGCTGATCAAGACGTAGCCAAAGGTTCTGAGGAGTATTACCTTGAGCAAGAGGGGGAGGCTTTTATTGATTTCGCTGATATTGAGTTTGATATAGCTCACCTTGATCTAGTTAAGGCTGGGGCTAATGAGTGGGAGCAAGATGGCTCAACAGAAGATCTTGAATACACAGAAGCAGAAAAGAAAACTTTAAATAAGCCTTTCCGACTAAAAGACGGGAAAAAAAAGTATGGGGTTTATGTAAAAAACCCAAAGACTGGCAATGTGATTATGGTTAAGTTTGGTGATCCCAATATGGAAATTAAGCGGGATGACCCAGCTCGTCGTCGCAGCTTTAGGGCTAGACATAAATGCGATACAGCTAAAGACAAAACGACCCCTCGTTATTGGAGCTGTAAGTTTTGGTCTAAAAAACCTGTCAGCCAGATGGTTTCTAATGAAGTTCTGGCTTGGGACGAAGAAGAAGTTTATAGCGAGTGGGTTTGGGATGATGAAGGTTTTGCTGATCATCAAGATTTATTAAACGCCTTCCCTTTCTTGAAGAGTGTGCGAGAAATCATTGAAGAAGAAGAGGTTTAGAGTATAATCATGCATTAGCATGAGAGATACCATAGCAGTTTATTCCCTATTTAGAGATAGTGAGCCTCACTTAGCTAGAACTCTAGCTCAGTTTGAAGACTTGGAGTCTCTTGATTATAGTTTTGAGTATTACTTTTACGAGAATGACTCAAAAGATTCCACTGTTCCTTTGTTAAAACAGTGGCTGGAGAAAAGAACCCATAAGTTTCTTCATGAAAATTTGGATGCGGAAAGTTTTGGCAGTGTCCAAAATATAGACAGGATGCAAATGCTTTGTGAGTTCAGAAACAAGTGCAAAAACCTACTCAAAAACAGTTCTTCGAAGTATACACTAATGGTGGACTCTGATGTTAACTTTAATAAACCCAATCTAGAGTCGCACTTAGAACTGATAGAAAGGTTAGAAGATGCAGTATTGGTCACTCCAAATGTCAGGCAAAATATCCCAGACTACGCTTTTGAAATGACTTCAGATTCCTACTATGATGTTTACCCTTTGCTAGACAAATCAAACAACAGGGGATTATACTGGACAGACTGTCCATTTAAAAATGGATTGGACAGAATGAACTGGTCTCTAGGCAATGCAATCAAGTGTAATTCAGCTTTTGGAGGTTTCGCTTTATCTTACACAGATATAATTAAACAAGTAAAATGGTCAACTGACGGAGAATGCGATCATGTTAATTTTTGCAAGGAGCTTTCAGCCTTTGGTTCTATTTATGTAGACCCCAAAAATAAAGTTCATGTTGAGGTCGATTTATCCAAGCATAATTTAAATAGATTTAAAAATATAGCCAAGCAGCAGCTTAATGCATAATTCAGACATATCCATAATAATCACAGGTCCAATAGATGACAGGACTTTTGAGGCTATAGATAGTTATCATGACCAAGGGTTTGGGGAAATAATTGTTTCAACTTGGGAAGATGAAGATTTAAATTTACTTAACAAGACTAGCAAGGAATATAAATTAGTATTAAGCAAGTACCCACAAAACCTGCGGGAAATCAACAACCAAGGTTGTCGTTTCTTTCAAGCCTTTACAACTTGGAAGGGGAGTAGGCTAGTCACGAAAAAATATGCTATAAGAGCTAGAAGTGACGAACTCTATCCTGACCTGTCTAAATTTGTAGATAACATGAGGGATAACCCTAAGAAAATTAACACTACAGATAATGGATTTTGGAAAATGCATAAATTTTGTTTTTCTTCACATCTGTTTGGTGGCGAATCTGGAGTAATAAAAGATGGATGCTTCATGATGACTCTAAATGCAGAAAAATCTTTCTTGTCAAATATACAGCTAGACTACCCAGAACAATGTTTTGGTTTTTATTTTTTATTGGCTAATGGTTGCGATATGAGAGTCAAGCCTTGGAAACAGGCGTTTTACGAAAACGTATTCATTACTCCATGCAAGGATCTACCCGGGCATCTGCATTCTGGACAATCTTTTACTGGGTACAAATTTATAAGGCATACAGATTATCCTGATAATAGACCTGACAACCATCAAAGAGAGCGGCTGTATCAATCGTCTGAAGAATTTTTATGTTGACTTTTTTATGAAAACGACTACTATCTCTAGTAATGGAAAAGACTTACATTATCTCAGAGATTGGCATTAATCACAATGGCGATTTAAATATAGCTAAAAAACTTATTGATATTTCAGCTGCTGCTGGTTGTGATGCGGTAAAATTCCAAAAGCGCAATCCAGATGTTTGCGTCCCAGAGCATCAAAAGTCTGTCATGCGTGATACTCCTTGGGGAGAAATGACATACCTTGATTACAAATACAAGGTTGAGTTTGATAAGGAGGAGTATGATGAGATTGACCGTTACTGCAAGGAGAAAGGTATAGCTTGGAGTGCTTCACCTTGGGATTTAGATAGCTTAGAGTTTCTTAATCAATATGATATCCCTTTTATTAAGATTGCATCCGCGAGTATTACAGATAAAGAGCTGCTAAAGAAAACTTGCGAGACTGGTAAAAAAGTAATCATCTCTACGGGAATGAGTTCTGAAGAGGAGATTGATGAAGCTGTTGATATTTTAAAAGCTCACGCTAAGGATTACGCAGTCTTACATTGTAATTCGTCCTACCCAGCCCCAATAGAAGAATTAAATCTTTCTTGTGTTAAAACTCTAAAAGACAAATATGGTTGTCAAGTTGGATACAGTGGACATGAGTTTAGGCTTGGTACTACTGTCGCCGCAGTTTATCTTGGAGCAAGTATTATTGAGCGTCATGTAACCCTCGACAGGACTATGTGGGGTTCTGATCACATGGCTTCGGTTGAGCCTCAAGGTCTTTTCAAGCTTGTTAGTGGAGTCAGAGAACTAGAACAATGTTTTGGGAACGGTAAGATCTCAGTTACAGAAACTGAAGCTGAAGTAAGAAAAAAACTCAGAAATAGTTGATGAGCCTTTACAGGAAAGATATTTTCCAAGGGGGTTGGTTTTCTTTTCACTCTAAAGTTGAAGATTGGGTCGAAGTATCTAAAAAAATACGAGAGGCTTTCTTTAAGAGTTTTATGTTCGATGAAGTCTTCGGAGAGACTAAAACGACTGATGAGTTATTTATAAAATCTAATATTGATTTTAGCTTTGTAAAAGACAGGTCAGTCTTAGTCATTGGTGGTGGCCCATCATCTAAAAATCTGACAGACGATCAAATAAGATCTTATGATTTAGTTTTTAGTTGTAATCACTTTTTTAAAAATGACTCCCTAAAGAAACACAAGGTTCATGTAGCTTTAATTGGTGACGAAGTTGATTTCAACGATCCTGAGTTTTTGGAATATGTAAACAATCATAATCCTATATTAGGCTTTGATCATTCTGCCAGAAGGCCAGCTTTTCACTTGTTAAAGTTTAGAGAAGCCTACCCCTTAGCGTTTATTTGGTTAACAAGATATTTTTCAAGGCTTGGTTATGTTCCTAGAGCTTGCGTGTTAGCTAAGATATTTGGGGCATCAAAAATAGATTTTATAGGTTTAGATGGATTCAAAACTAATGAACATTTTTTTGAGAAGGATAAAAAGCCCCCTTCATTCAATAACGTCAAAGAATTTCAAGATCAGATGCGGGTGTTCTGCGAATACATGTTAAATGATTTAAAAATCGACTCTGAAAATTTTAATGATCTATCCAGTGATAATATTTATGATGGTATACTGGATAATGTAAAGCAGTTATGAAAACAGCATTGTGTTATAGTGGGCAAATTGGAGCTTTTAACAAAGCTTTAAATTCGCAAAAGCAATCATTCATGGATGATGTAGATGACATTTACGCATATACATCTAATGTTGTTTCTCACAAGACTCTGAATGCACCTCAACTTAAGCCAAGTTCAAAAGTCTATGAGTATCTAAAGTCGGGGGAGGGTTGGAGAAAAAACCAACCTTCATATGGGGTTGTTTACAAGATTGATGACTCTCAAGTTGAGGACTTGTTATCTCTTGTAGAAACAAAAAAACAGTTTATAGAAGATGAATCTTTAGAAGACACGTTAAACGATTCAAACATGTCTAAGTGGCAATGGCTTCGGAAAAGGCAGTTATGGAAAATGCATCAATGCCATCAAATGATTGAAGGCGACTACGATATTATTATTCGGTGTAGGTTTGAGTTTAATCCTTTCGTAAACATTCCTGTAAAAGATATTTACAAAACACAATACAATTCTGAAAACAAGATATTTTTATTTGGTGGATGGAGTTGTGTGGCCCCAATGATTTTCATGGACGAGATGTTGTGTGATGGCTTTGCCTTCGGATCTCCTCGCGTTATGGATGTATTTAACTCTTTGTATCTCAAGAGTGAACCATATCCTTACGATCCAAAATATAAAGATTGTTGGGATAGATTTGGAGATAACGTCGAATATCAGTTGCGAGAACATTTAGAAAAACATGGCGTTGAGATAGTATATCTTGGCGACCAGAGATCAATGTACCACTTACAAAGATGAATACCTATAAAGAACACTACAATTTATGCAAAAAAACTTTCCAAGAAAGTTACGCTAGCAGTTATAATGACGTTTATGATCTCAGGTTAGATCAGGAAATATTCGAAAAAGACGAAAAGTATCTAACTCTTGTAAAAAAGATAGGAGAACAAGTCCACAATAAACTCAATAACAAACAAGATGTTTTAGAAAATCAGTGGGCGACACATTTAAATGGATGGCGAGATATACCAGAGCTTGATGAGTTGTTTTCCACCATCATGCCAGAAATTGAAAAGAAGGTATTTAAATCAAATGCCCAAATAGAAATTTTACACTGCTATAGAAACAAGCCCGGGGTTAATCCTGATAGCTCATGGCTTTGGCATTATGATGACTGTCCAGATCAGTTTCTTAAATTGGTTATCTATCTCACTGATGTAACAGAAGATAACGGATGCTTTCAATATCTCCAAAATGGTAGTGGAGAATTTCCTATGGTCCCAACAAACAGGACTCACCCAAGACACAATGGTCAACCGTTCTTTTTTAAAGGCAAGAGGATTCCACCACAAGAAACTCAAAACAGAATCGATGAAGGTTACGCTATAAATAGTTTAGTTGGTGATGCTGGAACCTACGCATTGATGCATCCTAATATTTACCATAGAGCTACCGTTCCTTCGGTGGGGTCTAGTA